TTCTTAAGACACGAACCATGTGAAAAATGTGGGAGCTCAGATGCTAAAGCAGTTTATACTAATGGTTCAGCTTATTGCTTCTCGTGTCAAGCTTGGTTCCCTCCTGATGATAGTGAAGGCAGGGAGAGGAGGAGATATACTAAAGTGAATTATGAAACTCCCTTAATAGAAATACAAGCAATTCAGAGAATCCAATCCAGAGGTTTATCTCAAGAGACTGTAGAGAAATATAATTATGGTATAGGACTTTATCAAGGGGAGCCAGTACAGATAGCTCCTTATTATAATGAGAATAGACAAATTATAGCTCAACATATTAGAACTAAAGATAAGCAGTTCAGATGGAGGGGTAACTCTAAAGGTACTTTGGAACTCTTTGGACAGCATCTTTGGAGGAAGAATGGTAAACGCTTAGTGATAACTGAAGGAGAAATAGATTGTATGACTATAGCTCAGGTATTCAATCTTAAGTGGGCTGTAGTATCAGTACCTAATGGAGCTCCTAGTGCTCTCAAGTATGTTAAGCAGAACCTAGAATTTATTGAAGGCTATGATGAAGTAGTAATAGCTTTTGACAATGACTCTCAGGGTAAACAAGCTTCTCAGGAAGCAGCTCAGATTATTACAGCTGGTAAAGCTAAGATAGCTAATTTTGCTCCCTTTAAAGATGCTTCAGATATGATGCAGAAAGGTAAGAGCTCTAAGATAGCTCAGGTTATCTTTGAAGCTAAGGAATATAGACCTGATGGAATCGTAGCTGGAACTGATATAACTTTAGATGAGTTACTCCATGAAGAAGAAGTGTTCTCATTTGATATTCCTTATCCTATGTTAAATAAAATGATGAAGGGAATCAGGAAAGGAGAAATAACTACTCTAACTTCTGGTACTGGTATGGGTAAGACTACCTTAGCTTTTGAGCTAGGATATCATCTCTGGAAAAATCACCAGCAGAAGGTAGCCACGATAGCTTTAGAGGATAGTCTTAAGAAGTCTATACTTAAATGGATAGCTTTAGATAATGATGTACCAGCTGGAGATTTATTCTTAGATAGAACCTTTATTCCCGAGGAAGACTTTAAGAACTCTTTTGATAATGTAATACATTCAGGTGATTTATTCTTCTATGACCACTTTGGGTCTCTTGAAGTAGAGAATCTTTTAGCTAAAATTAAATATTTTGCTCAAGGACTTGAAGTGGATTTTATTATTTTCGACCATATTTCTATAGCTATCTCAGGTATGGAAGGTGGAGATGAAAGAAGAATGATAGATAATCTCATGACTAAACTCAGGTCTCTTGTAGAAGCTTCAGGAGTAGGAATAATCCTTATCTCTCATCTGAAGAATCCTCAAGGTAACCAGAAGTCTCATGAAGAAGGAGGAAGGGTTACAGCTAATCAGCTTAGAGGTTCTGGAGCTATCAAACAGATTTCAGATAATATTATAGGAGTAGAAAGAGACCAGCAAGGAGATAATCCTGATGTATCAAGTTTAAGATTATTGAAGTGTAGATTATTAGGTAAGACTGGCTGGGCTGGGAACATGATTTATTCTCATGAGACTGGAAGGTTGACTGACTTTAACCCAGAGATTAATACTGATTTTGAGAATCCCTTTATTATAAAGGAGGAGGAGGAAGGTAATGACAACAACAGCTCAGATGAGAATGATGGGTCAGAGATACAAGAACAAGAAACCAATCGAACCTCAGGAAGCAATAAAACAAGCGAACCCGACTCAGAAAACAGAACTTCAGAGGATACTGGAGTTACCGAGGAAGAGAATGAAAACAAGTATCCAGTACCCTATTAGAATAGCTCTGGTAGGTAAACAGAGGGTAGGTAAGAGTACTGTAGCTAAGTTCCTCAGGGAAGAATATGATTTCTTTGAGAAACCTCTAGCTAAACCTATCTATAAATTAGCTGAAGAATTCTTTGGAATGAAGGAGAAAGACCGAGAACTTCTTATAAATATAGGAGAAAAATTTAGAGAGATAGATAGAGATGTTTGGTTAAAATATATGTGGAAGCACTCTAATAATATACCTAGAGTTGTAGTTCCTGATGTAAGAATGTTACATGAATATAAGTATCTTAAAGAAAGAGGATTTATTTTCATTAAAATCAAAGCTAATTATGAGATTAGAAGTGAAAGAGAAGGTTATGTTAAGGAAGCTGAGTCCTCTCGAACTGAAAAAGAAGTTAATGAGATTCCAGCTGATTACATTATATTCAATGTATCAACTTTATCTTATCTCTACCGTCAGGTCTCTCTTATTATGGAGTCCTTACAATGAAAAGATTAGTTATCTTCGACATTGAGACTAATGGTATAGAATTAGATGAAATAACTACTATCCATACTATGGTAGTCTGGGATTCCAAGGACAATAAGTACCATACTTTTGACTTGGATGAAGTCGAACAAGGAGTTAAGCTTTTACATGAAGCTCGAATCATAGGAGGACATAACATTCTTGGTTATGATATTGATGTAATACAAAAGTTCTACCCTTGGTTCACTTATGATAAAGCTATAGATACCCTACCTTGGGGAAGACTTATTTATACTGAGCTTAAAACTGATGATGCTAAATTAGTTCAGTCTAAGAAGCTTCCCAAGGAACTCCGGGGAAGACATTCACTTAAAGCTTGGGGTTATAGATTAGGACTTCTAAAAGGTAAATTTGCAGAGGAGACTGACTGGGAAGAATGGTCTCCTGAGATGAGCGAGTATTGCTTAAGAGATGTTCAGATAACCAAGAGACTCTATGATTTATTAGTCTCTAAGAATGTTAATCCTGAAGCTGTAGAGATAGAGCATAAAGTTTATAGAATTATTAACAGACAAATTAAGAATGGATATCCTTTTGATAAAAAAGGAGCAGAAAAATTATTAGTAGAATTGATTGAAAAAAGAGAAGAATTAAAACCCACTTTAGTCGAGACCTTTGGGTCTTGGTGGGAGCCCGATGGAGATGTTAGGACTTCTAAGGTTAACCGGAAGGACTTAGGTTATGTTAAAGGAGCAGTCTATCAGAAGATAAAGTTAGTTGAATTCAATCCTAACAGTACAGCTCATATAGCTAAGAGACTTAAAGATATCTATGGTTGGAAACCTCAGGAGTTTACTCCTACAGGACTTCCTAAAATTGACGAGGATATCTTAGTAGCTCTTCCTTATCCGGAGGCAAAACTCTTAGTAGAGTATATGACTATCTCTAAGAGAATCTCTCAGATATCTACAGGAAAGTCTGCATGGTTAAAACATGTAGATAAGGATGGGAGAATCCGAGGCTATGTTAACACTAATGGAGCTGTAACAGGTAGAATGACTCATAGTTCTCCTAACTTAGCTCAGGTTCCAGCAGTTTATTCTCCTTATGGTAAGGAATGTAGAAGCTTATTTAGACCTCGTAAAGGATGGAAGCAGTTAGGAGTAGATGCTTCAGGGTTGGAGCTTAGATGTTTAGCTCATTACCTAACTTCTTATGATGAAGGTAAGTATAGAGATATTATCTTAGAAGGAGATATCCATACTGAGAACCAAAAATCAGCTGGACTTCCTACCAGAGATAATGCTAAAACTTTTATTTACGCCTGGCTTTATGGAGCTGGAGATGAAAAGATAGGACAGATTATAGGAGGTTCTAAGAAGGAAGGAAGAAGAATTAAGAACACTTTCCTTAAGAAGAACCCAGCTATTAAGCAGTTGAAAGATGATGTAGGTGCTGTAGTAGACAAGCGAGGAGGTCTCTTTGGACTTGATGGAAGACCTCTTAGAGTTAGAAGCAAACACTCAGCTTTAAATACTTTACTACAATCAGCAGGTGGAGTAGTTATGAAGAAAGCTTTAATCCTATTCGTAGAGTCTGTAGAAGAAGCTGGATATCCTGAAGGAGAAAACTGGGAATTCTTAGCTAATGTACATGACGAGTTCCAGTTAGAGTTTAATCCTAAAGTGATTCCGGAAGAAGAACTAAAGAAATTTGCAGTTCAATCTATTGTAGATGCTGGAGAACATTTTAACTTTAGATGTCCTTTAGATGGGGAAGCTAAGGTTGGATATAACTGGGCTGAGACACACTAAAATTAAAGAGGAGGAGATTTAGCATGACAGCTATAGAGATACCTTATACAAATGTTAATGGAATAGAGTTTGCTTTGGTCGCTTCAGGGTTACCTAAAAACCCTGATTCAGACCCTAAGGTAAATAGAACTCCAACTAAAGGAGACTGGCAGAGACTTAAAGTTCTCTCAAGAGCTAAAGGAGCTTCAGGACATGATTGTGCTTTAAAAGGAATCACAGTTAAGTTCTACATTAAAGCTCCTCAGTATTGGTGGTTACAAGCAGAGAGATATACTTGGTTAGATATTGTTAGTAGTCAAAGTAAAATGCATATGATTACCAAGATGAACTTAGATTATCAGGTTAATGAATGGGTAGAACAGGATACTTTAGATAGACTTAAGGAAGCTATAGACCTTTATAATAACTGGGAGGAAACTGATGATGATACTATTCCTAGTTCAGAGTTAATATTTGAGTCTAAAGATTTCTTAAGACAATATATTATGTCTAATGTTCCTATGGGTTTAAATTTGTCAGCAGGTATTACTACTAACTATCTTCAACTCAAGACAATATATCATCAAAGAAAGAACCATAAACTTAAAGAATGGAAAGAGTTCTGTAGGTGGATTAAAAATAGTTTACCTAAATCATATCTTATAACAGGAAAGAGGGGAAATTAAATGATAACAGTAATTAGTAATCCTAATTGTGATAAATGTCGAATAGCTAAGAGAAGACTAGAGTTAGCTAAAGTTCCTTTTAAGGCTGAGATGTTAAATAGTTTTTCTACAGAAGACCAAATGTTTTATATAGCTTTAGCTAGAGAGCATGGACAACAGGAGTTTCCAATTATTATTAATGAGGATAATAAAATCTTAGACCTAGAAGGAGTACTAACAGATGTTAGACAAAATAGGCAAAATTCTTAAAGAGAGATTCCCTGAGCATCTTGGAGGATATCTTAATGGTTGGCTAGATGTAGGCTCTTATGAGACTAAAGATAAAAGAAAGATAACTACAGTTAGTTCTTCAGGTCAAGAGCTTTTCACTATGGTTGAGTTTGAATTAGATAGAAGATATATCACACAGTTATTTTCAAATAGGCGAATTATGAAAACAATTATTGTATAATAGGAGGGATTATAAATATGGAACAATTTGATAATTACCAAGAGTTAGCTCGAATGACAGCTAATGATGGAGGAACGACAGAGGAAAGACTAACTAACTGGGCTTTAGGTTTAACAGGAGAAGCAGGAGAAGTAGCTGACATAATTAAAAAAGTAGTATTCCATGGACATGAATTAGATAAAGAAGAACTCAAAGACGAACTAGGAGATACCCTATGGTATATAGCTAACTTAGCTTATGACTTAGACCTTTGGTTCTCTGAGATTCCTGAAGGAAACATTGAGAAGCTTCGGGGAAGATATCCTGAAGGATTCTCTCAGGAAAGGAGCATCAATCGTAATGGCTAATAAAAGAAAACTAACTTATGAAAAAGCAGAGGAAATAAGATTCGCTTATAGTATGAATCCTAGGTTGTCTTACAGAGACCTTGAGAGAGTTTATGGAGTCTCCAAGACTCTCATAGGACAGATTATAAATAATGAGATTTATATTAAAGAGGAGGAGAGTGAGCTTGAGGAATAAAACTTTACTGGTAGATGCTGATATAGTAGCTTATCAGTTTGCAGTAGTTAATCAGGATGAATACATCTGGGATGAGGAAACTACTAGTAAGGTTACTGACTTAGATAGAGCCTTGGAGCAAGTGGATTATTTCATTGAAGGCTTGATGAAAACCACTAAGGCTTCTAAGGCTCTTTTTTGTTTTAGTAGTAGCCCTAACTTTAGATACTCAGTGCTCCCAACTTATAAACACAATAGAACTGGAGAGAAACCAGAGCTTTATTCAGAAGTAAGAGCTTATATTGAGGATAAATATGAGTGTAAAACTAAACCTAATTTAGAAGCTGATGATGTCTTAGGCATTTTAAGTACCCTAAATCCAGAACAGATGGTAATAGCTACAATAGATAAAGACTTAATGCAGATTCAAGGACATCATTATAATTGGAGGAAAGATGAGTATGTTTATGTTACTCAGGAACAAGCTGATAGGTTCTTCTATAGACAGATACTTATGGGAGACCCTACAGATGGATACTCAGGATGTCCTTATATTGGAGTTAAAAGAGCTGAGGATATTCTGATTCAAGCAGTAGTTGATGAAAAGAGTATCTGGGAAGCTATAGTTGAAGCTTATGAAGCTAAAGGTTTAACTGAAGAATATGCTTTACAACAAGCGAGGGTAGCTCGAATCTTAAGAGCTGAAGATTATGACTTTGAGAATCAGGAGGTTATCTTATGGGCTCCAAAAAAGAAATAATTATTTGTGATAAATGTAAAGGAACAGGGATATTAAAACAGACAGTTAGAGTTACAGGTTATGAATCTAAGATAAGAAATAGTGAATGTGATAGATGCTTAGGAACAGGTAGATTGCAGAAGACTACTTCTTATATACCTTTTTGGAAGGAGAATATTTAATGGAAATAACAATGAAAATACTTCTTGGTTTAACAGTAGTTTTCTTTCTTTTAGGAGGAGGAATCCAAGTTCGTATAGGTGGTAATTTTAACTTCTCTAAAAGTAAGGATAAGGAGGAGGATTGATGAAACCCTTCACAGGACTAGTAATTTATGTAATGTTAATCTGGATAATCTGGGTTATGTTAAATAATATATTCAGACCAAAACACTAAGAGGAGGTAGATTATGGAGAACTCAGTTAATATAAAATTAGAGGATTTCTTAGAAGATTATGAAGACCTTAGAGAATATAAAGAAATGAAAGAGAAACTTAAATATTCTCTTTACACTTTAGATGAGTTAGTAGAATTAGGAAGGAAAGTAGATAGTCTTTATATTAAATCTGAGGTAGAAAAAAGATATGACACCTTAGAAGCTAACTTAATAGCTTATGTAGATATAGATGTATTAAGAGAGTTAATAAAAGTAAAGAAAGAAGCTTATGACGAAACAGGTCTAAAGGTAGGAGAATCAAAAATTAGATTAGTTACAGAGGAGATGGTTAATTAAATGAAAGAACTTCCAAGCGTTTATCAGAATATGATTTACAAGCGTACTTACAGTAGGTATATTGACGAGGAAGGAAGACGAGAAAATTGGGAGGAATCTGTAGATAGATATGCTAAATTCTTTGACCCTAGGGTTCCTGAGAATCTTAAAGATGAATTTAAAGAAGCTATAGATATGATTAAGAATCTTGAGGTAATGCCTAGCATGAGAGCTCTCTGGGTAGCAGGGGAAGCTTTAGAGAGAGATAACATCTCAGCTTATAATTGTGCCTATACCTCCATTGAGAGACCTAAGGATTTCGCTGAGATTCTCTATATCTTAATGAATGGTACAGGAGTAGGATTCTCAGTAGAGAGACAGTTTATCTCTAAGCTACCTGTAGTACCTGAAGAACTAGAGGAGCTGGAATACACAATAGTAGTAGAAGATAGTAAGTTAGGTTGGGCTGAAGCTTATGATGAATTATTAAACGAACTCTATCAAGGCTCAATACCTCAGATAGACTACTCACTAATCAGACCTAAGGGAGCCCGACTGAAAACCTTTGGTGGTAGAGCTTCAGGACATGAACCACTTAAGCAATTATTTGAGTTTACCATTAAGACCTTTAAGGAAGCCAGAGGTAGAAAACTAAACTCCTTAGAGTGTTATGATTTGGCTACAACTGTAGCATCTATAGTTATCGTAGGTGGAGTGAGAAGAAGTGCTACTATCTCCTTATCTAACTTATCAGATAGAAGAATGGCAGGAGCTAAACAAGGTCAGTTCTGGGTTCAACATCCTAATAGAACCTTATCTAACAACTCAGTAGCTTATACTGAAAAACCTGATATGAAAGCTTTTATGGAAGA